ACCACTTGCGAGGCGAGTCGGCCCCATAACCATCATCATCTTCATCATCAATCTCATAGTCCGTCACCATAGAGCGGGCAGCAGACATGCGCTTGTAAAGGTTGGCGATTTCCGGTATCATATAAATCATTTGGACCATGAAATAATATTCATTGGCCGCTGTGATTGTCATGGGCGTTTCGTCTTTGTGTATTTTCTCCACGACAATGAAGCGACAAAATTCATTGTATTCGGTTCCGCCGTCGTCATAATCTTCATTCCACATGTTAGATATTACCCCTTGTTCCGAGATAATATCGCCTACATTAATTGATGATGAATTATTCAATAATTGCATTATAGGCTTCCTTCTTCCATTTCTTTCTGTCTCAATTCAAACTCTTCATCGCGGGTCAAGCCCTTCGTGTGCGAGCGATAAATGTCCTTAGAAGTTCGCTTTTTGAAGAACTCTTTTAGACTCTTTTGGCTCTCGGTATCGTCGCAAGTCAACCAACCAAGCGGTGGCTTTTCTGCATTAACCGGAGATACCACGGTACAAAAATAAGTGTGCTTAAACCTGCCATACCAGTCGTCCAGACCTGCTGTATATTTCTCAAAGATGTCCGAAGTCATCTTGTTCCATACTAAATCATAGTCTTGCGGAAATCCCATTCTATGGGGGTAAGGAGTGGTAAGCTCGTCCAGAGGCTTCGCCTCGAATGGGCTGCGTTCGCCCATAGTGCTGCTATAATAGCGGAATTCGGTTTCCCAAATATTAAGATGCTCCCACACCACACGAGTGATTACCATAGGAATCTGCCAGCGGCCAGCTTGATAGTCCTTCGTATCTATCAGTCTGGTATTGTTTGTGCTCTTAACGATAGCACCTGTAAAAATACCATTATTTACCATCGCGTTGAATAAGCCCTTGCGGTATTCAGTGTTCTTAGCTTTTACCGCGAACATGTCAGATTTGAGAGCGTTACAGGTCTTCCGGTTGTGTCCCTTCTCTCCACAATAGGAGCAGCTACGATTTTTGCCTGCTGCCTTGCGCTTGTTCTTTTTGTAATCGTAAGCTGCGACTGCATAATGGTCATCACCGGATTCTGCGCGAATTTCCTCGATACGGGCGGCGTATTGCGGGCAAGATGATTTATTGTGTCCCGGCTGACGGCAGTATCCACAACGAACGGTTTTTTTGTATGATTTATGAACGATAGGCATGTGATAGGCTCCTGTCTTAATTGCATATACATTATACACGTTTTTTCTTATCGTGTCTACATAAAAGTTGTCAAGAGAATGTCAAGAGAATTAATGGACTATCAAGGTGAGGCGGGAACTGTTCATCCAGCGACGTGGGCGGTTTACTCGGATTCCCGCCATCCTAATCTGAAATTTCTTTATTGATACAGCCAACTGCTGTCACCTTGATAATGAGCATTGAAAACATATATTGCGTCACCCTGTGAAGCTCAACCTTCGCCCTTAGAATCAGGAGCCAGACCTGTCAGATATTGGTCTGGATTTTCCATGGTGCACTTTTAACCTTGATAGCCCAATATTCAGAAGTTTAACACTAACACATCCTCCACAAATCTCTAGGCAATGAGCATAAATCTATCGTCTTTGTTGTTTCTCCCGGCGTGTATGCTCGGTGTCCATACAGTAACACACAAAAGGCTTTAGGCCTTCCCCACTGTTCTTCGGTAATTTTGAGAACAAGCCAGCGGTTATGCACTTTAAAAGGAAGGGCTTTAAAAACGCTGAAAATATTCATGCCCTCCTTTAGTGTGAAGGGACATAGAACCTTGGGGTTAGTGTTAATCATAATATCGTCATATTGTTCTATACTAGCCATGATTAGCCCCTCTTCCTTTTTAGCCATCGCTCTTGAATCTTTACAGGTGCGGTTTCACCGAATGGTAGAATAGAATAGGTCTTTGCGCCCTTGGTGGCTGAAGTTACAGGTCCAGAGTTATCCACTACCAGCGCGATGCAGTCACGAAAGCGATAGTGTGGCCCTTTCGCGGTTCGACGCACTTGAACCAAGCAGCCCACCTCGTAGAGAGGCTCTGATTGAATGGTGGCGATAACATTCCGAACGTATTTGTTCTCAACAATCTTATTGTACATCTTTGAGGTTGGAATCATTTCGGGGGATAAGCGATATCGCGTGACCAAATCTTGAAAATAGGGAGGATTATTTTCATAGTAATCCATAGCTATCTCCCATTTCTGGCGCATTTCATCGGTGAAGTCATCATTCCATGCCTGACGTTGGGCGATAACTTCGGGAGAGTAATTTGCTTCCACCTTTTGGACCGTTGCCCATTGCTTATTGGAAACACGACCATGCTTTTGAAAATAGTAATTTACAGAGGCAATAAAGTTCTTTTCCCAGTTATTAAGATTTGGATTCTCGACGAGTTTTTGAAGTCTTTCGGCTTGCTTATCAGACATGTAATATCTCCCTGATTTGTATATACATTATACACGTTTGAAAAGGTCTTGTCTACAACAAAGTTGTCAAGAGAATGTCAAGAGATTTTAGGATGTATTTGATACCATCCCGGACCACAGGATTGTGTCCTAACAAATAATAGTTTTTCTCTATTTGGCTTATCTTCTGGAGGAAGTATCTGATTGGCTGGAGCTTCAAACCAAGTACCGACTGGCCCTGATAATAAATCCTGACCGTTATCAAATTCAAAAGCCTGTAGTTGGTTTAATTTTATTGGGGCCATTTTTCCCTTCTTTTGTGTTTTTCTTTCCTAGAATAGCCTTTTTTATTATGAAATCCTGCTGACCCGCCGTTTTTGTGTCGGTGTTGCATTTGTAGGGCTACAATATTTCTCTTTTTAATTTTATTTTTCATATTGCTCCTTTATTATTATCACTATGTTTTCTTCATCTCTCTCCACATAACTATCTAGTGGCATTTTCCAAACTGTGTTTAATCTATCTTTATCTGATTCATCGGCTATATATATGGCGTAAGTAGAGTATACCTTTTCCTCATACTCGTCATCATAGTGAGATCCTAAAACTATATGACGAGAGAAGTGAGTCAATGCGCCGATCACATCTATAATATCACCCTGCGTCAAAATCATTTAAGGCTCCTGTATTACCCATAAAAAACTATTTTGCTTTCTGTGTAAATCTTCGTGAGAAATTCCTACCGATTCATTAATTTTAAAATATCCATCCTTATCATATAAAGATATAGCCTTGACATCAAACTCGTCCATACTAATTATGAGAAACAGCCCCTGTAGGATTGGATGATTGTCTCTTAGTCGGTTGCAATATTCTTTCAATAAGCAGCCGGGATAATAGGGTACCTCTACTAGGGGCCTCACTCTTTTATAATCGCTATTTCATCACAGGGTAGCCAGCCATCCCATCCTGTAGATAGAGAACCGACTAGAACACACTCGCGAGAGGATAGGAGTCCGGCACCTCGAAATGACTTGGTTTCTTTAAAAAATACAAATAAAGGGCCGTGGTCTTTTACACGGCCTTTTGTTCGAGATGACGCTTTATCGTTGAAAGAAATTTTCAACTTATCCCCATTATTAAAATGGAAGTTCTTCATCTAGCTGCTCCTTAATCCAGTCTGGACACTCGTCATCCATATCAATTTCTTCATCATCGAACGAGGAAAGACCATCGTAATATTCTTCAGAGGTTTGATTGTAAAGGTCTGCAAGTGATGGGTCATTAAGCATTTGTGCTCCATTGTTTAAGTTATGATATATTATACACATTTTGTTTAAGGTTGTCAAGAAAAAAATGAAATTATTTTTAAATTTGGGAATGAACACTGAATCGGTGGATGTTTTCAGAATGAAAAACGTAAGTTGTTGATTGATTTATAGTAGGGGCCGAATTCAAGTCAGACTTAATACAGAATATTTCAAATCTTCTACCCTCTACGTGTAGGTTTTCTATTTGCTCTAAGACAATCCATCGGCTGGTTTTGTCGGGCCATGTGGTTGATTGCCAATTTAAAATCATGCCCGTTTGGATATCTTCAACCCTCATTCTTTGACCCCTTAAAGGATTCCCATCTTAATTTAACCCACAGGGCACTAAAAGAAAAGTATCCCGCTAGTGCGACTAAGGCAGTCCACTCTCCATGACAGTTAGTTAAATGCTGCATTATAGTTTGCCCTTGTGGTTGTCGTTGCCTCGGTTCTCTGAAACAATCTTGAACTTTAGGCCTGATGTCATGGAAGTATGTTTACCGATTTGACATTCCTTACCTAAGTTCTGGCCAACATTGTTACGCCATGCTTTCTGGAAAGAGTTTCGAGATGCTTGGTCTTCAAATTTGAGGATAGTAACATCTGTCATTTTACCGTTACCGGCTGTGACTCCGAGGTACTTGGGTGGGGATTGGTCGCCGCCGTTTTCCTCAACGCAATCGGGGCACTCATTGATATATCCGCCAACAAGTTTCTTTCGACGTGAATGTAAGTTAAATTCAATTTCACAGTGTTTGCAAGTCTTAATCATTTTATTCTCTCACTCAAAAAATTAAATTATAGGTTATAGCCTTCTGCATCATCAAGTAGAGCATCCAAGAGACTTACTACTCCCTCAATCTTTTCACAGGCATCATCTCGGTCGAAGGCGAAAAATTCTTCGACATCGAAACGATTGGAATTTGATAAAACCTCTATAAGCTCCAGTAGGGCGTTACGCTGCTCTTTGAGTAACTCTACATCTACTGCGGCGGTTTCTGTAATATTAACAATATTTTCACTCATTGGGTTCTCCCTGATTTATATATATATTATACACGTTTGAAATAAGCTTGTCTACATAAAAGTTGTCAAGAAAATGTCAAGACATTTGTTTCTTGGTGATTACTTGATGATTGCCGGGAATTAAGGCCAATACCCTTTGTTTGAAGAAAGATTGCACCTGCCTCCAAGCTGTTTTTTTATCATGACCACCTGATACCAATGCGTGAGAAACATCTCCATTTAACTCTTGGAATACAACTGTCCAAGACATACTACCAGCACCAACACTCACGGGTTTATTAAAACGCATTATCTTCTCCTATTTGGGATTTGAGGGTAATTTCTTTGCGAAATCAATAAAATCTATTTTTGCCGATCGTACATCGGCTAAATAGCTTAGGGTAGCGATGTGATTAGATCTCGCAATCTCCCTATCTAAAAGTTTAATAATTAAAAGTTGTGTTTCAATAGACATATAATTAAAAGCTCCGTATTATATGTACTATTATACTCGATAGTCAATACAATGTCAAGAACTTTCTTCATAAAAATTTACTTTTTCTATAAATAAAGGCAAATCTTCTGGATTTTTATAGATTATTACTACTTTTTGGGCTGCGAAAGAAAATACGCTCAAGGCCATAACCGGGTCACTCATTATAAAAGTGCTGCCTTCAAAATCTGTGATGTCTGCAAGCTTTTCAACTACACTATATGTTCCCCCGCTAATTTCATGCGGCTCTTTTATGACCATTCCATAATCATAATCAAGACTCATTTTTGAATCTCTCCAGCGAATTATATCACCCAGTTTAAAGTCTATGTCTTGCATACATCAAAAATTACCTTTTCACCTCTTTGACTGACATCATGGCATCATAAGATTGTTTTTTTAAATCATACAGTCGCTCAATTTCTTCAGAATTTCTCAAATATTTAAAAACTAAGTTTTCTGTAGAATATTCTCCGCCTTTTTCAAGACCGGATTGTCTATAATTTCTTAATTTTTCGGATAATCTAGTTGTGTCGCCATAAACCTCTTCATGGCGACCTTCTTCGCTTCTTTTTTCAGCATCATTTATCATCTTTATAAAGTGGTCAGCTTTTTGACGAATTGCGTCCTCACTTGCCTCAAATCGCTTCTTACGTGGTTTGATAAGCCAATCATCATTTAATAGAGAATAAACGGCTGTCGAGTGGTGTGGCTCGTTTGAGTCCTGCACATATATCTCCACTTCATATCCTTTAATTCTAATATCGTGATTTCGGTTCCAATTTGATTTTGCTTCCATTAAGTAATTTCTTACAAGCTCTTGGTCTTCATTTATATCTTTATAATCAACAACAATATGTAAATCAATATCCGACATGTCGGTCCAATTATAGTTGGCCATCGAGCCTGTAAATGTAATATCTAAAATTGGTGCGGGTAAATCTAGCTTATCGTAAAAGTCTTTGGCCACCTTTACTAATCTTTTGGAAATTTCTTCATTTAATTTGTTATCTTTTTCCCAAATATTTCGCTCTAGGTCTTCTTTAATGTTCGGAACAATATCAATTTCAGACTCACCAATTGCGCCAAAGCCGGGTGGTGCTGACTTAGACCTTTTTAAAGAAGGCTTGACCGTATAGGGGGCCGTGTTTGACTGTTTGCCTTTTGTTAATAATCTTTTTTTAGAGCGATCATTCAGCTTGGCCATCTTTTTTTGAAAATCTTCCAACTCTGAAACTATTTCTTTATATTCATTCCATTCTTTCATTGCTATACCTCGCACATATAATTAGTCACCATATATGTCTTGTTGCCCATCTTGATAGGTTATTAGTGTTTTATTTCCCGGATGTGGTTCAATGTGGACTTTTACAAAATCTGTCATTGAATCAAAAATGGCAATACCTCCTCGTGGTGGTGGATACAGCCAATGAACGATACACTGACCAGTGGCCAGTACAACGCCCTCTATAATTACACCCTCTCCGCTTACTCCTGTTTCATCATGCTGTCGGCATACGGTAAAAGCTTCTATGCCCCGTGGTGCCAGTTTTGGTCTGGGCTGGGGCTTTAAGTCTTCCTGCTCCAAAGCCAGTGCGCCTTCATCAGATTCTGTTTCTTCATTCATTTTAAACTCCTAAGCCTCGCCAATGGGCTTAAAATCCTTTAACATTTCATCCGTAAAAAGATCAGATAAGTCCTCCATCATAGATTTGACCTGATCCTTTCCGAATGTTTCTGAATTTTTTGTCTCGTCTAACATATCCCAGAGAGATCTGTTTTCCTCATCTAAAGCTATAATTTCTTCAGATATGGATTTATTTAAGACATCCAAATCCCGATTTTTCATTCTTAATCTTTTGTTTTCTTCACGTAAATCGATATTTAATTCATCCAATTCATTATAGCGCGAACGATGTATATAGCCACATTGTCCCATTATATAAGATATCGCTCTTTTAAGCATTATGCACCTCTTCCTACTAATAATAAGTAGTTCTTCCTATAATATAACTGATTAAATGTTATCTGTCAAGGGGCTAAGTTATAATATTTTACGGCATATCCGACTTCAACTAGTGTTCCTTCGAGAGGAATAGGGTCGAACTCAACAATGTTATCAGCTTTAATATAAGTCCACTTGGACGTATCCATAGGTGAGCCATTTTCAAACACCACGACGGTATGGGGATAAGGCTCGTGCGTTAGCTCTAAATCTTCCACTGGGTCTATTTTCTGTGTGGCATCCTCGACACCCGCAGACCAGTCTGTCTCACAAATATCTATAATTGTGCCGAGAAAATAAGTAACTACGTCCATATATTTTCTCCCCACATCAACCGGTGCGGGTGGCCGAGTACAAATAGAGTCTGCGATTTCTACATTACCTATAAAAGAAGCAAATGCATTTGAACGCAGTGTCTGGTACCAAGCTATGAAATCAGGGGCAGTCTGAGTACTTTGCTCTTGCTCATCCGATACAAAGACTGTCAATAAGGCGGCAGTGGGGCGCATCCAAGTTTGTGCATAGGGATCCAGCGTAATATAATTCTTTACCGCATCGAATCCTTTCTCCATACCATCAGGAGGCAGATCTTGATACATAGCGAGGGCATCGGCTATGTCGTCGCCTCTTGTCAGAGGGAAAGTTTGTGGCTGCTTGACAGCGCGGCCATCGCCAGTCGTTATCATTTTTAGCCGCCAATTTACATCCGGCGGAAGGCTATCCATCATTAATTCAATTCCCGATAATAGGTTGGTTTGATGTTGGAGCATAGAACAGGAGCCATCAATGACCCACAAAATATCCACTTCATCATAACTTGCAGACTGTACGAAAGAATCTATCCAGATTTCGGCATCGGGTTCCACAACAATATATTCTGTCTCTGTTTCACCTGCGCCGTGCACCACATAGTCTATACCATTGTCGCACCCGCCGAGAAACAACAAGGCAAAGAAAAGAGTTCTAAAAACGGTCATTCTTTTTGCCCCCCAATCTTTCAATATTCTGCCTCAAATAAACCATATCAATCAAATTGGCAGGAGCAACATAAACAATAGTGCCGACCAATTGTGGTCCCATAAATCCACGGCCAACCATAATCGAACTAACCACACCCACAAAGCGACCACTGGAATCAAAGACTCCGGATCCCGAAGAGCCTCCCCATGCTAAACTGTGCATTGCTAAATCGGTTCCATATCCATCGCCAGCGAGCTGGCCTTCGAATGTTAGAAGGGAATTTGCGCCGGGAAAACCAGAATAGACAACATCTTCGCCCACAGTGTACTGGGGATCCCTGTTGAATTTGGCCGGAGTTCGGCTTTCCATACTAGGGACTACGAGGACGGCAATATCAACAATCTGATCCCAATATACTATTTTTCCAATAACTTGTTCATGCGGTGACTCGACCATTGCAGCACTTGATAGTGGCTCTGGTACTGATTCGGCCCATATGTGTGCTGCTGTTACAACAATGTGGTGACCCTTATATTTAAAATAAGTTCCGGTGCCGCGATATCGGCCTCCCGGCTGCTGAACATGGACCACAACAGCAGCTGATCTGGAAATCTTAGCTGCTTTACCTTCTACTTTTTCTTTTACACCGTACTCTAAGTAGCAACATTCCTGACTGTCTTTGAGTTGCTGAACAGCCTGTTCGTGGCTTGTCGGCTCTGGCGAATGCCTAGTACAACTAGGCACAGTGAGCATCATAACAAAGCCCATTAATAATAAAAAACTTCTCATAATAATAGTTATCCTTCGGAATATATCCCTATTAGTAACTATCAAACAAAAATTTAAAAGAAGTTTTTTATTTTAGACTCTGGCAACTCCTCGATATCTTCCTCATTCAGTATGTCCACTGATCTTTCTACAGGGCTTATATTTATTTCTTTTTTAGCACAAGCTGAAGTCATTAGCATGAGAATTGTTATAATGCGGCTCATAATGTATTCCTGTTTATCTTATCATGCGACAAGATCTGGATTTCCAATAACACGAACAACTTTACATCCCGGTATTTCAGAACTTCTTATAGTTGGCAATAGATGATCTCTTAAGAAAGTCTTTGCACCAGTAGAGTCACTCTTGGGATGAAACTTTATCTTAATATGACTTAGATAAGACTTCGTATTGTCTCTAAAGGCAGAATCCAAGGCCGTGACCACAGTAACACCCCCAATTGACCTAATATCCTGCAAAGTCTCCTCTACACCGAAATTAGAATCTATTCTTACAACCATTTCGATCTGGAATGTTCTTAACTTATACTTTTCCTCTCGCAGCTGCATTAATTTGTCATCTATGGCGTTGTCAATAATATTGTTTTCCATTGGTTATCGCTCCGTTATATAAATAGTATACTATTTCCAAAATACCTGTATTGCTACGATAACAAATGAAAGTAAAATGCACACTAAAGTTTTAGGACTCGTGAAACTTTCTCCAAAATAATGATACACCAAAAACGGGAACACCAAATATGATAAACCAAAGCCTAAAAGTCTTGGGCCCCATGTCTCGCCCATCTCTTCTACAGCGAACCTCATGCCATACAGGAAAAGATATCCTGTAGGTATAGAGAATATGAGGGGCATGAAAACCATGTTGTCTTTGGCCCATTTCCAAATGAAGGGGGAGTAAGTACCGTACCATGAAACAACCTGTCCTGCTGTAATCAATACGCAAGCTAGAGCAAATTTTGAAGTCATCTCCTACTCCCTCCTGTAATCGTCTTCCAACCTTATCACATCTTCAAGATGATTTGTGCTTACCTCGACCATCTCCACATTTGAAAATGTTGCCCCAAACCTATGGACTTGTCCCGGCACAACATGAAAATTCTCCCCCGGATATATATGGGTGACTCTATCCTCCCCATCATAAACACATAAAGTTCCTTTGAGGACTAAAATGGTTTCCTCTTTTACCTCGTGATATTGTTTAGATAGTCGGTGACCACTTTTGATAAACAAAATCTTTCCCACATAGTCTTTTGTTTGGGCCCAAATCTTTTCATAGCCCCACGGTTTTTCCACAATCTGCATTTACAACCTTACCCAATGTACATATTTCATAATGGCGCGCCTTACATGAACTTGCCATTCTTTGCTTAAAGGAATCTGCAATTTCTTTGCTAATTTCCTTGCCTCCTCCCATGCCATTATTTCTTCTTTTAAAATTTCGACCTTGCTAGTTTCAGAGTCGGGAAACATATCTTTAAATTCGGGGTTATCTCTAAGAATAACATGTCCAGCCTCGTGAAGTAAAACAAACAATTGTTTTTCTTGACTTTTCACATCATTGATGGTAATAACCCTATCATTGATCCAATATTCATCCATACCCATCGGGTCAAAATCGACGGCAACTCCGTGAATATCCATCAGATAACTCTCTACAGATTCCAAATAATTCTCGATATCATTGAAAATCATTTTTTCTTCCTTGGCCGTCCACGTTTAGTGTTTTTCTTTATGGTTTGTACGTCGCCCCTTCCCCAGAAGTGCTTGTTGTTTCTGTCACTAGTCATGAGAGAAACACTAATCCTATCTGGATGTATGATGAAGTGTCGATAGCCAAGGTCGCCATAAGGCAGCTTTCTTGCACGATATGGTTTTTTATTAAGAAATTTTACACATTTTTCCACTAGCTGTTCTTCAGACATCCCATCTTCTAAATAATTTTTAATTGGCTCTTCTAAAATGATATAGGCGGCGACGGCCCACCTCTTATCGGTGCCTTCCAGCGGGGGTACGGCACCACCTTCATAGCGGCCTAGTTTCTTTTTTTCGCCCTCCATCTCCATGCAGGGTGCCAGTGAACCAAGTTCTTGTAATTTACACCTTACTTCCATTTTCAACCTCTCAAAATTTCTTTATTACTTGAACTAATTTTTTTTTGTATTTCCTCTATCGCGCCTACTACTACAATATCCTCATGCAAGTTTGATTTGTTAATGGTGATTCGGGTAAAATCCTGCCTCTTATCCATGCCATCAACGAGTCGCCCTTCGGAAAGCAACATTTTTAGAGGCTCATCTTCCCTTAAACATATTACATGGGACGTATTAATATAAATACTTCTCAAAGAATACACCTTACTTGATCCGTGTCCCGAACCATATATTTCTGTTAGTCTCACATTACTCACACTTCACTCCTTCATAAACATTTTTTTCTGGCACTGACCAAATAGAACCGTCGAAAAATACCAAACACATTGACGTATTCCCGTTGTTTCTACCAATATATGGAAGATATGACGGCTCGTCTAATGACGTAGAAGCCTCTACCCAATCACCACCATCTTCTTTAAATTTAAATATAAGGGTGGAGGCTGGTAAAAACACAAAGTCGCCTTTTTTAAAATCTTTATTCACTCGATTCCTCTGGTAAGATTGTGTCTTCAGTTTTTAGGTCTAAATAGCCGGATAAAATTTGACGACTATCAGCCAATCTTAGATCTATTCCTGATAAATCTTTTCTTACACTATCTATGATATTAATAGCATTAAGTGGCTCACTGGTAGCTATATTCTCAATTTCATCCAAAATAACGGCCAGCGTATATCCGGCATTTGTTATCAGCTTTCCCACCTCGATAGGTATGTCTTCAAGCTCAACAGCATAAGAAATATTTACTTTCAAAGTTACCTCTATTTAAAAAAAGTGTGCCAAATGGTTGCAGTCGAAAGGCCAATCACGCTAGTTGTTATGACCCAGATAATTCTGGAGGTGTTTTCTTTCCATTGTTCAAGTTCTCTCAATCTTGCATAAAGGCCTTGATCCGGATCATAAACAGCCTTTTTGACAGAGTTTAGGGAAGTTGCCATCTCCTCGCAGCGTTGCTTGACAACTTCTATATTGTCGGCCATTCGGTCAATTTTACCACCCAATTCAACTATATCTATTTTAACTTCATTTGTTTCGGACATATTTATTTGCCTCCTGCAACCTATAAATAGTCCTATTTCTCAATAACTGCGTAGTTTGTAGTAATTAAAGTTCCTGCGACAGATGCGGCATTCTGCAAAGAAGTTTTAGTGACTTTAACCGGGTCGATAACGCCTGCGTCGAAAAGATCCTCCACCTCGTTGGTTGCAAAATTATAGCCCACATTACTTTCTTGGCAAGACCCCTTCACTAACTCACAAATAATATCTGGAGATAATCCTGCGTTTTGGGCCATTTGGCGTAGTGGGCCTTCAACAGCGCGCTTGATGATTTGAACACCAATAGCTTGGTCTTCGTTTTCACATTCGACCGTCAGGTTGTTCGTCACCTTAAGCAATGCAACTCCACCGCCGGGTACAATTCCGTTCATTTGTGCAGACCTTACAGCCTCAAGAGCATCCTCAATTCGATGTTTTCTCTCAATCATTTCAACTTCAGTTGCGCCGCCTACTCGAATAATTGCGATGCCGCTGGCTAGTCTTGCGATTCTACTTTGAATTTTTTCACACTCTAGCAGGTCTGACTCTTGCAATAAATCTTCTTTTAAGTCCGAAATGCTTCTATCAATTAAATCATAATCACCTTTTCCACCCACGATAGTAGTATTGGTCCTAGTAATATCAATCCTAGTTGCGTTTCCAAAATCTGTTAACCTTACATCTTGAATCTTTTTACCCTCTGACCTGCTTATGAAAGTTGCACCGATTGAAACTGCCAAATCTTTCAAAATATTTTGCCTCTCTTCCCCATACGATGGTGCTTTGATGGCAGCAACCTTTAAAGTACCCTTGATGGCATTCATAATCATTGCAGCTAGGGCCTGTCCTTCGACCTCCGTAGATACAAATACTAAGGGCCTCGCTTCGCGGGCTGAAAGTTCCAATACCTTCATTATGTCTTGCACATGTTCGATCTTTTCATCCGTAACTAAAATCATCGGATCATCATAGGTCGCAGAGCGTCGACGTTCGTCAGTGATAAATGCGGTTGCTGCATACCCAGCATCCATTCTAAATCCCTCTACCAAATCCAGAGAGGTTTTATGAGACTTAGCCTCCTCAACAGTAATTGCGCCGTCTTTTCCGGCTGCGGTCACAGCTTTGGCGATTAGATTTCCTATTAACTTATCATTATTCGCAGAAATGCCTGCTACATGGGCAATATCAGATTCTGACTTAATAGGTGAGGAAATACCCTCCAACCTTTCTACAATGGCATCTACAGCCCTCTCAATGCCTCTCTGTATCTCTACTGGTGGTACTCCCGCAGAAATATGTTTCTGTGCGCGATTTAGGATCTCTCTAGCCAATACCGTGGAAGTAGTTGTGCCGTCACCCGCATCAATATTTGTCTGGGCTGCTGCTTGCTTAACAATCTGGACTGCGGCGTTTTCGACTGGATCTTCCAAATCAATAAACTCTGCCACTGTTACGCCATCTTTCGTAATGATAGGTCGCTTACCCTTCTCTTGCAAGATAACATTTCGACCTCTTGGGCCAAGAGTTGATCCAACATTGTCTGCTAAAATATTTACCCCACTTAAGATTTTATCGTTCATGCCAGTGCCGGAACTAAAATGCTTTGTCAATTTACACCTCTTAAAGTTTAACTATTATATATTATAACCACATTTGATTAATAAGTCAAGGATTATTTTTGTTTTTGGCCATCTTTAATTTCAGAACGCAGGGTTTGGGCCACTTTTGTCGTATCTTTCACTGCTTCTTTGCCATGATTGATCGCATTGGCCCGCTTCTCTTCAGAGACATATAAATTAATATTATCTGATAGGCTCTTTGCTGAAGAGAACAATTCTAAAAGATTGGTGTTCAAATATTTCATTCGTTTTTCCGCAATCTCATAAATCAATTCTGGATCGTAGGGGAGAGATCCGAGGTTTGTTCTCTCCATCGCGTCTTGTGTAGCCAACTTGTCTAAAACTGGGCCATCTAACGACCACTGTGTCTTGGACTCATTCAATTGAAGGATTTCAGCAGCGATTGGCAGCTCTTCTTGTGAGTCTTCTTCTTGTGAATCTTCTTCTTGTGAAGATGCTATTTTTTTGCCTTTTTTTACTCTGTATCCTGCTGTCTGTTGCAGAAGTTTGTATTTCTCCTCCCAACTAGGAGCATCCTCTATCGTTTTTATAGATGATAGAGCGTCTTCTTCGCCATCAAGCTGAAACAATCTCGATCTCACATTCATTTTATCGCTACTGGCAAGTGTTGTAAGTGCCTTGATGAAGTTATCTTGTGTGAAGACAAAAGATTCAATGTTTAATCTTTTCCCATCCTTTCTAGCTACAACGTAAGTCATTGTCCCTTCATTGTTTAAGGAATCAACTAAGTCTGTGTAACTTCCCTCAATTTTCGTATTGGGATTGAGCAACTTGAGACTTACTGATAGATTCTCGGATCCCTTAAGTTGGGAAAAGGCTTGCAGGTCGGCAATCGTATTTGCGCCAGTTGCAGGAATCTGATGACCTCTGAGTAAAGCTGCCAAAAAAGACTCAAATACGAAACCTGCCGGAGCTGCTTGGAAACTGGTAAGAATAGACGACAAAGACTCTAAAAGAATCAAGCTAGATATAATTCTTCTTGTCCCTGTAATATTAGCACTAGGATCTGTGATTCTCTCCAAGAAGGCCAGCTTTGCTTCAAGGGTAGCATCGCCACCAATAGCATCGAATATTCTACTTACAGATTGACGGTCGGCTGTGTTGGGATCTCCCCAGTTTTCATTAGGGGCAAACTTGGGCAGGCTTAGAACAAACTCGCGACCTTTTTCAAATTTAGTAGCCTCCTGTTCTTGTAGGGTAGTCGGTGCTTTGGGTTTATCAAATGATAATTCATAATAATTATCCAATACCGACTCTACTAGCGAAATCAAGTCTAAACTTTGAGACTTCGCTTTTGTGGCGACAAAGGTGTTTTCAATCAACATATCTAACTCTTTCATAATACTAATTAGTCCTCAAAATCTTTTTCTTCTAGTAGAGTATAGCTAAAACTATTTCCATAAAGCTCGGCTGATTTCTTTACAGCCGACATGAACAATTTGAAATCTGTGCCGTTTTTAAAAACTTGACATCCGGCTGAATACGATCCCACATAGGATGCTTCGCCCACCTTAGATCTGTGGATGTTAACTCCAAACCACCCTTCATCTACTGTCTCTGGGTCATGGTCCAAAATCTTATCCCTGTTTCCATCGCGCCAAACTTTCAACACATTACCTCGCTGACACAAAGCCTCGTGAGCAAACTTAGAGTTATGCCTAGCATGGATGTCCACTCTATACACCCCACGGTACTGATTAGGAACCAGAATTGCAGTTCCCTTCTTATTCATCGGGTGAACTAAATACTTCTCGCCGGGGTCTGTGGTGATGACAGAAGACTGAACTTCCCATTCTTTTTTCTTATTCTTATAAATCAAAAGCATGGTATCATCAAACTTATTGGACCTCGCTTCCTTCGAGCGGATGCCAACAATATTGACATTGAAGATACCATTCGAGAAGAAGGCGTAACCCTTCTTCTCCATTACCGATTTTATTTTATCGGCAATCATCTTGGCATGTAATCCTTTAATAATAGACATGGTTGTGGTTTCCTTTATACAATAATATCTGCGATGCCATATTCGACGGCTTCTTCTGCTGAAAGATATACATTAACATTTTTGGAAATCAAATCTTTTATCTTTTTCTTAGTTAATTTTGTCTCTTCACACAAGGCATCAACATACAAATCTTGTGTTTTTTGTATTTCTTTCATTTCATTTTTCAAATCATGTAACCCGCCGGCATTGCCGGCGATTACGGAATGGATCATAATTCTACAATTCTTGCCAACCCTACGGCGACCGGTTGTACCCGCTGCCAGAAGAAGAACAGATGCAGACATCACCTTGCCCATGCCAAATGTTGAAATGCTAGTGGTTTTTTTAGTATGCCTCATAAAATCATAAATCGCAAACATGTCACTTGCACAGCCGCCGGGAGAATTAATATAAAATTCTATTTCATCATCGGATTCCATCTGATAAAGCTTTAAAGCATAAATTATTTCTTCAGATTTTTGCTCATCAACTTCTTGAAACAAGCCCATCACTCTTGTTTCTGGTGGTGGTGGCGTGGCTTCTGTTTTTTCTGAATCTTCAGACATGCGCTTTTCTCCCTCTGGTTTTATTTTGATAATCTAATCCAAGCTTGTAGGGCTTGGGCCGGCCTGTTTTTTCGGTAATCTCTTCTAGTAAGTATGGAAACTTTCGCGCCCATGACTTCCATTCAGACTCTGTTCTAAAAATTCTTTTGAAGATAAGTGATTCCGTTTTACTCTTTGGGTCGTATGCATTTCCAGTACATTCCCACCCTTCAACATCTTTTAATAACCTATTTTGCTGTCGCGCTCCCTTAATTTCATCAACCTGCAGGACGTATAGAAAATCGTCACTTGTTAATCTTGTATTTTTCCATGCCACACTTTTCATAAAGAATCTCCTCTTTCTTTTTTAATTATAACCTTTTTTAAAAAATAAGTCAAGTACTTTTTTTGAAAGTATTCAAATATGCCATTGCTCCCTTCCAATTTCTATAGGATATAAGCGGCCTAAAGCGCGATGGGACTGCTAATAAAAATTTATTAATTGCTGTTTTTTGCCAACTTAATATATTTTGTTCGTCGACATTTTTTGTCATTTTAATCTCGTTCTCTGAAACCCCCATCTTATGCATCATCATTTCCTTCTTTTGTTTTAAGTAATGAAAGTCTTCATATGTAGCTAAAAACAAATATAGACAACTTAGCTCCACTTCACGAAACATCGCAATTTTATCTTTAGGAATAAAATACCTATTGTAAATTGTTTTACCTGTGATTCCTATAAAAATTCCGATCAAAATATTGGCTATCATTGTGTTTCCTGAGTGCAAAAATGCCGCAAATAAACTCCTTCATTTGCGGCATTTTTATAGCGGAGAAATAATTATTTTATTTTTTTGCGAGTTTGGCAATTCTGCCCTTCACTCTTTTTAGAACTTCTTGAACTAATTCTTCTTCTCTAATGTATCCCTTGGTTGCATCTCTGTCGCGGGATCTCATTCTATTTTTTGCTCGGTCGGCTCTGTCACCGGCTGGCTTGGCTTCTTTTTCTTTCTTTGCTTTCTGCTGCAATTTGTTAAGTTTGATATCGGCCATGGATTCACCATCCATCCAAGCTTCCTCTTCATCGTCTGTGACTTCTTCATTGACATAAGCCTCGTCGCCTTTCTTTTCGCCACGGCCCTTCTGGGAGTGCTTCAGCTTATCACCTTTGTTTCCACCATGCATACCCTCTTCAACTTCGACTTCCAAAATTGAATCCAAAATTTCTTCAAGAGTCTCGCCATCGTCTTCCATTAAGTCATCGGCTGCGTCCTCAAGATCTTCAACTGCATCGTCTTCGAGGTCTTCAGCCTCGTCCTCTAGCTCGTCTGCATCCTCAAGGTCATCCATAGCATCTCCTACTTCTTCCTCGGCTGCACCTTCTTTAGCTGCTGCGAGTTTTTGACCCAAGGCGATAATAATATCAGCCTCTTCATCAGATATTACTGCCTCGTCTTCATCCATGTCCATGTCCATTTCCATATCCATATCCATGTCCATTTCCATGTCTTCGGCAGAATCTTCTTCATCTTCTACGCCCATTTCCATTTCTTCATCTTCGGCGGCCTCATCATCGCGCTGATAGGCTGTCTCCATTTCTTCTAATTTGTTGACGAAATTGCTTGAAATGCCTACATCTAAGTTGGCCAACTTCATAAAGCGACGTACTTCATTTAAAACTTGTTTTTTGCTCATCTTAATTTCTCCTAATACCTATGGCAAAATTTGGTATAATAACATAATAAATAGTTCAAACATTTTTAAAAAACCAAAGTTTATAAATCTGGGTGTTCTTTTTCTAACATATCGAAGATATTTTCTATTTCACCATCATTTAATGCAAATTTATCTTTCATATTTTGCGATTCTTTCCTGATTTTCTTTGTTTTTCTCGACTTAGATTTGCTTTGACTCTCTAATTTTTCTTTAAGCTCCTCCACAAAAGCAACAATCAGGGGATTCATATCTAAATATCCGGCCAAAATTGCTTGAAAAAATTTTGTTTTAGTTAATCCATCGTGTTTTAATCTTATAATAAGGTCGGCAGCTTTTTTATCTGTATCAACAAAAGATATTCTCTTATCGTTCTTACCATAAGACATCTAAATTAGCCTATCTAGTATGTGGGTCTTACTTTCTACTTGGCCTGATGGAGTTTGTACAATGAATTCTGAATTTATCTGAAACTCTGTTAAGTTTCTAGCACCCGAATAAGAGAACCCGCTTCTAATTCCATTTGCCAATTCATCCAAAATGGACCCCACATCTCCTCGATAAGGAACGTGGGTGGTGATGCCCTCATTTGAGCTGTGTCTCCCCCTCCAATCGTACTGGGCCTCTTTACTGGCCATTCCTCTATATACTTTCTTTTTTGTTCCGGCTTGAGTGCCGTGATTAATTATTTCTCCCGGTGTCTCGAATGTTCCTGCCAGAAGTGAGCCAACCATGACAAAATCTGCGCCGGCTGCTAGTGCCTTCACTATATCCCCACTGTTTCTCAATCCACCATCTGCAATTATTTTCACATCTCTATCAATATCGGCTTGAATACAATCTAATATCGTGTGCAGGCCCGGAACGCCGTGACCAGTCTGGATACGAGTGGAACAGATTGAGCCGCCGCCGATGTTGCATCTAATTGAATCTGCTCCCCACTTTGACAAGTCTTCAAATCCCCGTTTGGTGGCTACATTGCCCGCCATAAGATGAATGTCATCACCATAAAGAGTTTTCATCTTCATCAGGGCCTCTTTCATCAAAATGTGGTGACCGTGAGCTACATCCAAGCAAAGGATTTTTGCGCCTGCTGCGATTAGTGCCGCAGCCCTCTCCAAATAATCTCCAGAGATACCTATAGCAGCAGCCTTGTGTTCGTGTTTCACCCTGCGAACTAGGTTTGTCTGCTCTTCGATGGAGTTGTACCGGTGGATTACCCCTAAACCACCCTTAGAGTGCATAGCATTTGCCATTTTCGCCTCGGTGATGGTGTCCATGGGCGATGAAATAATTGGCAACTCAAACTTTCTATTGCAATCTAATTCTGTAGTGATCGATACTTCTTTTCGGGAGACAATATCAGAATATTTGGGTACCAAAAGTACGTCGTCATAGGAGAGGGCTGTGGCTAAAATCATGTTGGATCTCCAATTTCCCAAGATGAATGAGAATTAAAGGGATTAATTGTTAAGTTTTTTTTTACCTTATCTGTAGATCCTAGTGCGCCTTCGCCGCGATCACTAATGGTAATTGGGTGCCAGTCATATAAGTTATCTTTATTTGTTTCTAGGGCGCGAAAGTGGACGACTGGCACCATCACTATCTGGGCGATCTTCATTCCCCGTTCGACGAATTGAGTGCGAGTTCCCACATTATGTAGATTAACAAAAACTTCTCCGTTATATCCAGAGTCAATTACACATGCGCCCACAAGCAAGCTACGTTTTGATGCATTACCACTGCGGTTTTTAACTTCAAGCATGTATCCGTGTGGCACTCCAAATTTCAGACCAGTCGAAAATAGCCGGCTTTGACCCGGCTCAAGATAAACCCCACTCAATTCTCCGTCATCAGGGTTAAAATGAACATCCAGTCCCGCGTCTGAAGGATTGGCTCTCGTGGGCTTCACTACGTCGCCTCGTGTGCAATAATATTCTAAAATCATTCTTTCTCCAAATTATTATAAGTTTCTTCTATTAATCTCTTCTTCTCTGCGCCATTGAGCTTATCCCAATGCTCGTGATTTGTTTGTAGATTTTTCTTTATCGCAATCCTCAACTTTTTTTCCTCTTCCCTCTCCACCTTGACTGCGGAGTGGAAGGCATCTTCGTGCTTATTATCCGGCACAGTTTTAAGAAAATCACTAATCATTTTATTGATTAAAGAGGCATCGGGGTATTGGGTTGTAAGTTGAAAGTCTTCTCGCGATACCGACTCATGAGACACGAGATTGATTCTTCTTTCGGCAATTTCACAATATTGTTTTTCTTTTTCAATTCCAAAAAACTTTCTTCCCGTTAGTTTAGCGGCAACACCCGTAGAACCTGAACCCATTGTAAAATCCAATACAACGTCATTTGGATTACTATACGTCATAATTAGCCAAGACAGCAAGTTGGTGGGTTTCTGTGTTGGGTGAACGGTTTGTTGTGCTGAAAAATTGCGAGATGCATTCAAAATACTCTTGGGATAGCGAGTTCCGTCATTTTTAGATGACATGATTTTTTTGTTTCCAAAACCATAATTGTGAGTATTTATACCGCTGCCATAGCCATGCTCCGATTTGCAGTTTCTCTCGTACTTTGCACCCTCTTCCATAATGGGATTATAGGTGGCTTTCGAGCTATTAGCAAAAATCATAATATTTTCATGCACCTTCATGGGTCGCTTCTTGGCCAAACCCGGACTTCCACACTTGTTTTTATTCCAAACTAATTCATACTTAAACCAGTCTGGATTGGATAAAATAACGTGGGATGTGAATGGTTGTGACCCAAACAAAATAATATTACTGTCCGGTTTCATCACCCGCTCAAGTTCTTTCCATACTTCAGAAAAATCAAGTAACTGATCCCACTTAATAGTTGTGGTACCATAGGGCGGGTCTGTCAGACATAAATCTATGGAATTTTCTGGCAATGACCTTAATATCTCCAATGCGTCACCGTTCTTCAACCAATACTGGAATTCCTCACTCATGCCGCTTTACCCTCTAAAATAAGATATGCTTGGGCCTTCTTAAGGCAAACTTCGCGGAACAGGCCGATGATAAACTCAACCTTTTCTGATTCTGTTCTCGCAACAGTTTCAAGATTTGTCTTAAGCTGGATAGGATTAGACGGATTGGTTACCACTGAAGATGGTGATAGTTCAGATAATGCCGCGAACTTTGTGGTCATTTCTGATCTTTTGAAGAAAACCAAATAATAATAGTCGTCTTTTAAACTAACCATACTCGCGGATTGCGATTTGATTCTTTTAGCCACACGAGAGAAATTAGAATCCTTTAACCCAAAAAGCATATGGTTGATTACTTTTACACCTCCGCCGTTATAAGTTCCAGATTTAATTGGGTCGACCATCTTAATATTAATTGGATACACAACACCGTCTAATTCAATGTCCATATCGCCGAATGATCGATTGTGATCTTTTTCTAAGAAATTTATTTTATCTGAAAAGTTTTTAATTAATAAATCACGAATACTATCTTCCGATTCCAGAGATTCAAGGCGACCATCTGCGTTGGATTTTAGATGTATTTCTTCCCTGTGGTCATCCAAAAAAGAAGCAAACGCTTGACCAATTTTTTGAATATTGTTTAGCTGCGAGGTTTTCATTGACTCTTTCCTACTGAAGTTGCTAGGGAATCATATACTTGCATAAATTCGTCAATGTTGAATGAATCTGATTTAATCATGCGATAAACTTTTACCGTCATTGAGATTTCATCACCAGTCAGCCAGCCAGCATCCTTAAATTCTGCCTTCAATTCTCGCTTGTCTTCCTTGAGTGGCTCCATTTGTGCCTCAATATCAGCAAGTTGTCGGATATATTCTAACATCTTTTCTTGCTTTTCGCTTAATTGTGAATCTTCTTGGTGCATCTCTACTACGTTATTATCGAAAATTGCAAAATCATTAGTCATTTTGTACCTCTGTTTGTTAGTTACTATATTAATATAGCATTATTTGCTATTGTTGTCAAGGACTTTTTTCCAATCATCTAGAAAAAAAACCCAGCATCCATCATTAGACGGGGATACCCTATAACATCCCAATTCATATTTCGTGGCATAAAATTTAATTTTCTCAATGAAGAAGTCAGAATAGCCAGTAATTATTTTTATGGGCATTTTTTGAAAGTTGTCTGTTATAAATTTCTCAATCACAAAATCTGCTTCTTCATGGCGAGTACCATGAAGGTCTAAGAAAACAGATTTCTTTTTAGACATCAAACTCTCTCTGGACTTGCGGAGAAAATGATATCTACCCCTTCGAAATAGTATTTTATATAATCACAAAATTGTTCTTTATTTTGGAATGTCATAAAATTATTTCTATCTCTGTCGACATACACCGACCAAGAGCCAACTTTGTCCATGACATCCATCTTATTAAAGATTAGATTTGTGACTCCATTTATTCTAACAGCCTTGTCTAGGGCTGCTAAACTAATCCAGTTGCACTGCCTGACTCTTCCAGTGGTTGCGCCATACTCTTGGCCAGCTTCTTGAATTTTTTGAAACACCCCACTGGGTGGCTGAAATTCCTTTGAACCAACATAGGTTTCGTATGCTTTGGCTACGCCGATTACATTGCGAATAGAGTTTGGTGGAAATCCATTTAAGCATGCTCCGGCAGTCGTACAATGACTGCTTGTAACATAAGGGTAATCTCCCCAATCAATATCCAAGCTAAATCCTTGGGCACCTTCACATAAAACTTTTGATGTACTGTTACGGAGATAGAACTCTTCATACATATCAATTAGATAATCATCCAAAATAGAATAATCGGCGGCGCGTTTTCCAGTTCGAGCATACTTGTCGCTATAGCATGGGCCGTTGCCGGTCCTCGTTGTGCCTAGACGTGATTCATTAGAGTCAGCACTCGTATGTATTTTACGAATAATATGTGCATTTTTGGCGATAAATATTTTATCATACAACTCAATACCTGCTTCACGCAACATCTTAATTTCATCAAAGAATTTGTGAATATCAATGACGCAGCCGGGGCCGATAATACTCTTTACTCCAAAGAAAACGCCTGCCGGGATGTGGTGAGTTACAAATTTCTCACCATTGTGATAAATTGTGTGACCAGCGTTACACCCGCCATTATATCTAACACAATGAGTATAAGACCCCTTCTTCAACAAGTGGTGAGTGACCTTACCTTTTCCCTCGTCTCCATGCTGCAAACCAATAATAACATCAACTTTCAAATCTGACAATTCTAACTCCTTTCATTCTATTAATATAGCATATCACAGGGCTCCTGTCAAGCAAGAACTTTAAAATTTCTTCTTAAACTTCTGGTGGAAAATCCCCACTTGTCGTTATGTTCTAACTTTGCAAGATATGGCTTATTGACGAAAATCTTATCATAAGTCTGCACTCCCCAGACCCTAATTTTTGTCAGATTATTTGTATCGTCAATCACTTCAATAATCCAGTAGTCTTTGCCTGTTTTGGTCTTTTTGGGTACCACTTTGCGAGGAATGAACCATACACATTCTGACAATGTGGGGTCATAATTGGCGATTGGAGGGATAAAAAGATCATTTAATTGTTTATAAACTTCGGGCTTCATAACTCTGTTGAATGGAAAGACCCCCGTAAGTTCAACAAGATATCCAATCTTTTCTTCATCAGTAAAATCTCCCTCTGCATAATAGGACTCGATGTTCTCTTCAAGATTTTTTAACTTTCTGGGTCGGTCGACACAAACAGCAGACCAAAAATGTTTTCCTCCCGAAAATCGGTGATCTACCAAAGAATTCATGGCTCCGGAGCGACAAAGCACATCTAACGCCTTTTTATTCAATTTAGAATATATAATATTTTCATTAAATAAGAAATCCTCAACCTTGTTAAATGGTCTGTGTGCCATGATTTGATCAATGGCTGCATCGCCCAAGCCTTTAATAGAAGATAGGGGCTGAATCAATGTTTGACCATCTTCTGAAATTTCCCATACGCGCCCTGATGAATTAATATCAAGCTCCTTAATATTGAATCCAAGAGACTTTGCAATGTTAATTGCTTTTTCTTTTCTGGATTCTGGCTCTTTATCCAAGAAAGCTGCCAACCATTCTGATTGATAATAATTAAGAAGCCAAGCGCATTGATAGGAAATGATACAATAAGATACTGCATGTGATTTATTAAAACCATAACCGGAGAAATATTCGAATTCTTCCCACATTCTCTCACCAGTAGTTTTCTTCATACCCCTTTCTACAAATCCCTTAATAAATTTATCATGCAAAGCATTTTTTACTTTTGCTTCTTTGCCGGTACCCTTCTTTGTTAGAACCTTGCGAAGCATATTTCCCTCATCGAGAGTAATATCTTTGCCCAACTTATGAGCAAGAGCGGCGATCTGCTCTTGAAAAATAAGATACCCATAAGTCTCTTCAGTGATTGACCTATGGTCTTCATTTAGAAATTTTAATCTTTGTGGATTCTTGCGAGCATCTACATAGTTGTTGTGCACGCCTGCCCCAAGGGGGCCGGGTCGATAAATTGAAGTGATGGCGGCCAAGTCAATAAGGTTTGTTGGCTTAACTTGCTGACAAAACTTTTGTGCACCGGCTTCTGTGAATTGAAATACGCCTGCCCACTTACCATCGTGAAAAATATTTTTATAAACATCGCGATCATTAAAGTCAATGACATCTGGGTGTAGATTTTTATCATAAAATTCCTTGATATCCTTGAAAGCAGGACTCTCAATATTGTGATTGCGCTTAAGAATATGCCTAATTGCCCCTTCTATCATTTTTAGAGTAGATAAGCCAAGTACATCAAATTTAATAAACCCCATAGGCTCAAGGTGTCGAACGTTTTGGCCTTCGGACCATGGAGTCTGCCTTACTCCTCCAGAGTTAATCAATGGCATGCGCTTGTTAAGATTTTCACCGATCACTACACCACCAGCATGGCGCGAGCAAGATCTAACCTGACCATATAACATTTCAACATGAGTTCTAACATGTGGATATTTGGCCAGAAACTTTTTCAAAGTATCGCTGAATTCCATGGTATCCTCGAATGTGGGAGTATACATTCCAGTAGTAATGCCATGCTTCTTTTTAGCAGGGCCGATTGCTTCCCCCATCATCGCACTGGTTACCGTATTGACTTCTTTAAATTCAATTCCATAAAACTTTGAAATGTCTTTAATTAGAGACTTTAACTGCAAGGTATTCCAATTAGAGATTGGCGCGACTTTATCTTCGCCCCAATCTTTAATCAAAATTTCCTTAAGGACCATGCTATCTGCCACATCATAATCGATATCGGGATAATCGGTTGCGTCGGCGCGCATAAATCTAGAAAATTGAAGGTCATACTTTAGCGGATCAACCTGTGTTATATCTAGGGCGTATGCCACTAATGAACCTGCTGCAGAACCTCTTCCGGGGCCGGATAGCATTTGCCCATTGGCCTTTTGACAAATCTGGTTCATAGTAAGGAAATATTTTGAAAAGCCTCGATCAGTGATGACTTCTAATTCCTGACGCAATCTTTCAGTATATTCAGTGTCGGTATGAAGATTCTTCTCTCGGAGCCCTTCGATGCAAAACTTTTCTAATGCCGTATCTGCTGTTTCACCTGCGGGAATTACAAAGTCGGGAAGGCGTACTTCACTATCTGGCAAAAAGTCGTCTATTCGTGTATGTGCTATATCGTGAGTGTTTGTGATTGACTTCATAACTAAGTCATCGTCATAGGACACAGAGCACTCTGAAGAATATTTTTTATAAGCCTCCCACATCTGATTACCATTGCGAGGAAAAAGCTCATAACCTATTTCTTCAACATCTATGGGAAGCTCGTCGCCGGCCCAACTTGGCTTAGATTTACCCAGCCAACCCAACCTTTTATATAATTCTCTATCCTTCCAAGCATCCGGATTAGGATAATGAGAGTCGGAAGTTGATATAAGCTCAATTCCAAACTCATCATGCATCTGAATAATATATTGATTCAACTCGTGTTGTTCCGGGATGTTATTCCATTGCAACTCGCCGTACCATCGGTCGCCGAAAATATCGAGCATATTGCGCGTTGTTTCTCGCATGGCATCTAGGACAGCTTCTTTGCCCTCCTCACGGTTTTCCCAATAATTTCCCGCATAAACGCCCCCCAAGCAAGCAGAAGCCCCTATCACACCTTTGGAATACTTTTTTAACAATTTATAATCTACGCGGGGATAACGATAATAATTGCCCGGACCAAATGACTCGGAAATCAAAGAAAACAGATTGTTCAAACCTTCCTGATTCTGGGCCAGCAAGATAAGATGCCTGCGGCGATTTAAGATATTACGCACCGCCTTCTTGGATGCGTCTTCGTCCTCCACCGTTGTAGCAGTTACATCTTTGCTTAGAGTCTTTTTCTTTTTCTTATCTTCCTTGGCAGCTTCATAGTCTTTCTTCCAATCTTCAATAGATGGAAGAAAATAAGCTTCTACGCCAAAGATAGGTTTGAAGTCTTTGCCTTCGCTTTTCATCTTTTTGGCATGAAGAACTTGGTGTGGCAAACCATTCATGTTTCCATGGTCCGTCAAGGCCAGTGCAGTCATACCATTTTTATAGGCAAAGTCCATATGCTCTTGAGGATACCCAAGTGCATCGAAAATAGAACCAGCAACAGAATGAGCGTGTAGCCCAACAAATGGAATCTTTGTCATCTAAATTACCTCCGAATAATTAGAATTATACCATAGTATTGATAAGGTTGTCAACCATTTTTATTACTTTTTGTTTATCTTTCTCTGAAGAAAAATCGGAATGAAATAAATCATATCTCAATTTACCTACGGATCTACAAACCTTATCAAGCTGGTTTGCAGGGGTACCCTCTTTGTGTCTGGCGAGAACGTCTTGCATTTCCTTGTTTTCTCGTTGAGTCTCAAGGTGATCGTTTTCAATCATAAGCTGCATGTTCTCAATATGCAACAATAGATTCTTTTTGGTCATCTTGCTTAGTTCTGTTTTAGTCTTACTCATTGTCTTCTCCTGTAATATATGGATATTATTTATTTGTAGCAATTATTTCTGAAACCTTTTTTCTAGAACTAGCTTTTGCGGAAATCGTTCTTGATACTAATATTTCCTGCAAATTTAACCCCTTGTAAAGTTCTCTAGTTCTAGGCGTATCGCTATTGGATACCACAACTCTGTGCTTTGAATCATATATACAAGAAGCTAATTTCTCTTGCTGTGCCAACCCAAATGATTCTGGAGAATAGCTTGTAAAAGATGAAGTTTCGCTCATGGGAATATATGGAGGATCGCAATAAATGACAGTATTCTTATTGGTAGAAATTTCATTAGCAATATTAAATACCTCCCCAAAGTCATTGCTAATAAATTCCACTTTTTGGCTTTTTTCAGCAAATAATTCTATTGCCTCTATGGGAAACTGTGGGTTTTTATATTTTCCATAAGGAACATTAAAGCCACCTGACCTATTATATCTACACAACCCATTGAAAGAATGTCTATTCAAATATATAAAAAGTGCCGATCTTTCGCTACTGCCAATATCTAAGTTGTTAAATCTTTCGCGAAATTCATAAAATACTTCAGAAGAATTAGATTCATGGGAGAAAAAACTTTGGGCATATTCAATAAATTGTGGTCCGGTTTCTTTAAGTTCCTTAAATAAAGAAATCAAATCAGTATTTAGGTCGTTTATCAAATATTTTTCGCTTTCAACATTTAGCCAGACCACCCCCGAACCACAAAATGGCTCAATGAAAACATCTGGAGAACCAATGAGTGGCAAAAGTTTTGGTAAAAGCTTTCTTTTTCCACCAGCCCACTTTAAAAATGCTTTATTGTAGTTGCCCATTTTTACACTCCGTTATATAATTTTTAAGTTCTGATAATTCTGTGCACACCTTTATTTTTTTAGAAGCCCAAGACTCTGGTATTCTCCCATTTTGATGCCCTTGGTATGAAGCCCAATTAGCGGGCACGCACATCTCTTTAAACCAATCCACCGAGCCTTTTGCCCATCCATTTCCCAATATCGCAAATATAATTTCGTCTTCCTCATAATGATTATATGCATGGATTAGCATGTTGGGCATTTTTTCCGACACACTTCCGGAGACATTTTGAGTTTTGACTTCTACTCTTATTTTTCTATTTTTGGAGATATGCACGACTCCATCTGATTTTCCCTTTCTGGGACCGTATGCTTTTTCGAAAGGTGCCTGTTTTTCATATTGTAGACCTGCATTTTCTACAATTAACTGTACACTATCCTCCGCTTCGTATCCATTTTTATTTGCCTTACATCCACCAGCCATTAATCCCTCCTCTAAAGAATTTACTCCTCATCATCAACTCCTATTTCATTCCATTCGTGATACTTCATAAATATCGGATGGGGTCTTTCAACCAGCTTCCTATCTTCCGAGCCCAAGTAATTACAATATCCCTCCCAAGAATCTACATTGTAGTACCAAGGGACTTCAACTTTGTTTTCTTTATATATTATAACAGGTTTAAAAACTTTGTCAAGGGAAAAATAGCGTGCAGACCATCTTTCTTCTTTTGGGAGCTTCTCTCTGGGGAATAAGCCGTTTTCCATAACCTTGGAATTATATTCTCCCGTCCCTTTGCGAATCTCTTTGCGCGAATTAACAAAGTCATCCTTATCAAAGGTGAAGCCAAGATACTCGCCGTCTTGAACTGTCTTCCCATTGTGAGATAACATAAAGGGATTATTGCTTGAAATTAATTTTCTATGCTCTCGGATTATTTCCGGATCATAAACTCCATAAGGAAATGCTACATAGTTTCTTTTTGGTATCACCCACTTGCTCAACCTTGCTGACACCTCAAAGGCAGTGACCGCGCCGTGAAGGACCGACCATGCCAAGCAGTCTCGCTTTCCTATATCTTTGGCCCTTACTGGAACATAGTAGATTGGTATTTGTTTTCTGGTCTGTGACGGATAGGGGTCCATACTGCGACCAATCCAAACAGGATCCTGTACCCACTCACCTAGTCTGTGTCGAATAAGAGGTGTCATATCATCATTGGCCACAATCCAGATTGTTTCACATCCAGCCCAAGCACACTCAAAGACTGCTCGCTCTACTGCGAGATAGTCTGGTGCGATAGGCATTAGTGAATCATGCCAGTCCATTTTAAAATCAAGGGGCTGTCCCGCTACAGGAACAATCCCTGCTAAGTGAAAAGAACTCAACTATTCCTCTTGTATGCTTGCTAAATCCATAAAATCTTTGATGTCTTCTAATCCGGGTTGTGGCTCCCACTCTTCCAATCCGTATTTGGGTGCCTCATTTTTATAAAAGTTTGCGGATACCTTTAAGGCTGATTCAAATGCTTTAGCCCACTTAGGTAACATCTTGCGGATCCGCTTAGGGTTGATGCCACCGAGCCAATAATCGTTTCTGGATGGTGCATCAACAAAAGTGCCAGACCCTATCTCACTTGCATAACCGGCTGCTTTGTCTGCCAATGGGCGGAGAACGTTGTCGTGAAAGGCTGCTATTTCTTTTAAGCGGCGTTTGCGACCTGATTTTCCCATTTGGGTCCATGCCTTGCGAGATTTTCGCATCTGGTGCTGACCCGTTCCTCTATACCTCCCACCATACATTAACACTTTATAAAGTTTTAGTGCATCGGACATTTCTTGGTAATCTTCAGCATCGAAGGTGAATTGCTGTTTATGAAATTCTCTTTCTTCGGGAGACATGTCTGTATTTGAAGGAGCAGTGGAGTCACTCTTGAAGAAGTCCATGATGCCTTCCTCGCGAACCTTTGCTTTGCCCATTAAGTTTTCTAAATCATGCATGCTTGGCTTCGGCTTATAGGGCGGCATATTTGAAACCTTGTTCCTGTATCTCTTATATGTTCCGAGAATTTTGTTTCTCATATTCAAAACCAGTTCTATGAGTTGTCTTATTAAATCCGAATCATTTTCCCAAGATGGCACTTCATCTGGCAGGTAATGGTTCACTGACTTAGTGACGAAAGGATCTATGGTGCGAGTGGATTTGTCGATTTGGCTCTTGGCGACCATAAGTCGAGACAACATTGGATCTACTT